AACGAGCCGCCCTCGGTGGTGTGGATGACGATGACGTTCGGGTGCGGCATGGTGTCGCCGGAGTACGCCTTGCCGAACCACTGGACGGTGGAGTTGCCTCCGGGGTAGATGTGCGCGGTCACGCTGTATTCCTCCTTCTTCAGCCCGTGAGCTGCCGGACAGCGGCGAGCACAGGGCGGGTGTCTTCGATGTGGTCGTCGAGGCGTTCGGCTACGGACAGTCGCTCGCGCCGTTCGTGGCCGATCTCTTCGCGCAGGGCCGTGAGGTCGCGGTTGTGCCGCTCCTGGCCGTCGATGACCCGGTCGATCCGGAACATCACGGAGTCGAGGTCGTCGCGCAGGTTGGTGCCGTGGGTGTTCGCGACGTGATCCCGCGCCACTTGCACGTTCTCTCGTACTTCGATCATGGCGTTCGCCTGGCGCCGCATCATCTCGATGAGGACACCGACGACGGCGACACACACGGTGCCGCCCGTCGTCACCAGCGCAACTTGCACACTCGGTTCCATGGCCAGGGCAGTCACGAGAGCTTGGCCTCCAGGCGAGCCAGCCTGGCTTCCAGGTCGTCGATCTGCTGGGCCTGGCGCTGGACGACAGGGAGCAGGGCGACGCCCAGGAGGTCGTAGCGCAGGGCGTCGACCTCGCCGTCCATGTACTGGACCAGCCACTTCAGGTCGAGCTCGTCGACCTCGTCAGCGATCAGGCCGACCTCGCCCTTGCGGCCGGGGCGGAGCTCGCCGCTCTCCTCGTCGACCTGGTCCTTGCGGTCGTAGATGACCGGCCGGATCTTCAGCACGGCGTCCGGGTCGATCGGGAAGTCCTGGATGTTCTCCTTGAACTTCCGCGCCGAGGTGTTCCGGCAGAAGGTGCCCGAGCCCTCGACCCACACCGCGTAGTACGTGCCGTCCGTCGCCGTGTTGGAGTACGGCTTCTTCGAGCCGTTCGCCCAGGAGATCGTGTCGCCCGACTCCAGGTAGCTGGAGTGGGAGTGCGAGGACGGGGTGAACGTCGTGGGCTTCGAGGTGATCGAGGTCCACGTGTGCGAGTGGGTGGAGGGCGGGAAGGTGGCCGGCTCGCCCGTGATCTGCGACCAGTCATGCGTGTGCGAAGTGGGCGTGAACGTCGTCGGCTTGTCGGTGACGTCCGCCCACAGGTGCGTGTGTGCGGACGGGGCGAACGTGGCCGGCTTGTTGGTCAGCGTCGTCCAGTCGATCGACTGCGTGATGTTGGTCCAGGCCGAGCCGTTCCAGAACTCCCACGTGGCAGTCGTGGTGTTGTAGCCGAGCCGGCCCGTACGCGGCGAGGCCGGGCGCGTCGCCGTGGTCCAGCCGCCCACCGTATTGCCGACGAACTGACGGTCACCCGTGACGGCCGAGGCGGCGATCGAGGTGACGTTGGCGCCCACCGCGACGGTGGCCAGCGACAGCTCGTAGATACCCGTGTCGGTCTGGGTGAGAGCCGGGGGAGTCGAGGAGCCGGCCGTGCCCGGCTTGACCACCAGGGTGATGGAGTTGGTTGCCGGGTCCAGCTTCAGGACCACACGGTCCACGCGGGCCGAGGTGTTGGACGCCGTGACCGTCAGCGGCTCGATCGCCGTCGAGTAGATCGCGTGACCGCGAACGATCGCGAAGCCGGAGTTGACCTTCACGGTCATGCCCGTGCCGTCCGCGTAGACAGACAGGCCGGTACCTCCGACGCTGTCCGCGACGCCAGTGGACTGGAACTCACGGAAGAGACGGGAGTAGTCCGTCTCGGTGACAGCCTGGCTGTCGAAGGGGTAAGACGTGATCGCCACTTGCGGGGCCTCCTTGGGTTACAGGACGAATGCGCCAGAGCAGCGGATCGTCTCGCCTACGTTCAGGCTGTACGTGTTCGTGGTTCGGACCGTGACGTCGCCGCTCACATCGACGTCGCACTCGCCGTCAGCGAATCCGGTGGAGTAGATCGCGGTCACCGTGCGGGCCGGGCGGTACCCGGCAGGCAGGTTGGCGATGACGGTGTCGGCGAGGTTGTACGGGGCGCTCGTGCCCGCGTCGAACTTGGTGGTGATGGCCAGGTCGAAGCCGAACGAGCAGACTCCGTTGATCTTCCGGGCCATGAAGTTGTTGACCGTGACGCCCGAGCCTGCGGTCAGGCCGGTCGTGACGACCGTGGGCGCCTCAACCGGGGGCGGGTAGAGCGACGCTCCCACTTGCACACTCCTTACGCGAGGGCGACCCAGAACCGGATCGGGTCACGGACGAGGTTGGCGATGGTGATGGTCGACGGCGCAGAGGTGGCCGAGGTGGTGTAGCTCGCATGGCGCCACACGGTGACGCCGTTACCCATCACGGACTGACAGGTGGACGCGCTCTCGTACCGGGCCAGGGCCGGACCGTCCACGGGGGAGGCCGTGTAGTTGAAGCGCCAGAGGACGTAGTAGACGCCGGGTGACAGGGTGACCGTGGACGTCAGGGGCGAGCTCGACCAGCCACCACCGGTCGCGGACTGGATGGCCGGCTCGTAGGTCGCGGTGGACATGTCGCCGGTCGAGCCCTTCAGCGTTCCGGCTGTGTCGTAGATGCCGGCCCAGGAGCCGGTCAGCAGACCGCCCGAGTAGCCGAGCATGTGCCACACGATCTTCGAGATCGTCATGGACCGGTTGATGTAGACCGCGGTGAGCCGGCCGGAGCCGACGCCCGAGTAGTCGGAGCCGGAGTTGCAGTAGTCCGGGTCGCCCGCCCACGCCTTCACGCCCAGGGACTCAGGGGTGAACGCGCTCGGGGGAGTCGCCGCGTAGTCGGCGCCGTTCGACTCGCGGAAGCGCGGGACGCCACCGGAGGTGTAGAGGATGGAGCCGGCCGGGTTCGAGGTGGGCGCGGTGCTGACGTTGGCCTGCGCGATGACGGAGCCAGACGCACCACCGAAGGAGCCGGACGAGCCGACCCGCAGGTTCGAGACGGTGCTCGTGCCGGTCGCGGTGACGGCGCCGGCCAGCGTCAGGTTGCCAGCCGCGTCGAGGGAGAACTGATCCACGCCGTTCACGCGCATCACGGCGAGGCGGGCCGACTGCCCGGACGGGGAGTCGGTGATGATCGGGTTCTGATTGACGTCGGTCGACGTCACCGTGAAACCCTTCGCCGCGGTGACCCTGCCGGTCGTCGAGCCGTCCGCGTTGGACGGCAGCGCGTTCACGTCGGACGCTGCCAGGACGACCGCGCCGGTCTTGCCGTTGACGGAGTCGACCGCGGCGACCTGGTGGACCGTACCGTCACCACTCTTGAGGTAGAGCAGGCCGTTCTGGGCGTAGAGCAGGGCGCCCTCGTTCGGGAGGGCGGGCACGTAGCCCATGTTCCGGAAGCCGTGCGCGCCGCTGGTGGTCGCCTTCGCGTCGCCGAGCGGGCCATTGTCGCCGAAGGTGGTCTGGGCCCACTTGCGACTGATCGACATGCCGTTCAGGTTGAACGTGCCGTCGTCGTTCCGGGAGAAGATCCGGAAGTCGGAGCCGGTGCCGTCGCCCGCGGCCTCGGAGGAGTTGTCGGCCTGGAACGACCAGCGCTTCACGCCGCCGCTCTTGAAGGAGAACTCGCGGTACGTGCCAGCCGCACCGTCCACGCTGAGCTCGCCGCTGAGCGTGCCGCCCGTGGAGGGCAGGGCCCCCACGTCGGAGGCGTTGAGTGTGACAGCGCCGGTCTTGCCGTTCACTGAGGAGACCGCGCCTCCGCCGCCACCACCGGCAGCGAGCTGGAAGACGGTGCCGTCCCCCTGCTTGACGTAGGCCAGGCCGCCCTTCGAGTAGAGGAAGACGCCACCCGTGGCGGTAGCCGGGTCGGCCGCCTGGTCGCGGATGCCGACAGCTCCAGCGGAGGTGACGGTCGCCGAGCCGTGCAGGGTCGTGGTGTTGAAGACGATCTGGCCGGTGTCGCGCCGGGCGTAGATGACGGTCTTGTTGAAGGAGCCGTCATCGTTGCGGGACGACAGGCGGAAGTTCGAGCCGAGCGCGCTGCCCGTCTCGGCGAGGTCGTCGACCTGGAAGAGCCAGCGGTCGACACTGTCTGTCCGGAAGCCGAGGGCCCGGTAGGTGCCAGCCGCCGTGTTCAGCCAGAGGTACTGGCCGTTGATCTGCGAGTTGCCGGTCTTCCAGACCGAGTCGTTGACCTGGAACTTGTCGGTGCCGTTCGCGGTCTGCACCCACAGCTTGCCGGCCTTCGAGTAGAGCTGAGCGCCCATGCCCGTGGTGATCGGGTCGGCCATGTCCCGCATGCCGATGGCTCCGTTGACGCTGAGCTTCACGCCACCCTGCGAGCTGTTGGCGATGCCGATGGCGACCTGGCCGGTGGTCCGCGAGATCCAGATGGGGTCGTTGATCTTCGTGGTGCCGTCGTCGGCGAAGGCTTCCACCCACAGGTCGGAGCCGTTGTTCGAGCCGGACTCCGTACCGGCCGAGCGGATCTTCCACCGCATCGACCCGTTCTTCTTCATGTCGATGTTCGGGTCGCCGGTCGTGTCGTTCACGCCGATCGAGCCATCGAAGGTCGGGTCAGTCGGGATCGTGCCAGCCGGACCCTGCGGTCCGGTGAAGCCGGAGATGGCAGGCTCCGGGATTACGGAGAAGCCCATCAGGCTGTCACCTCCACTCCGCTGATGAAGTAGGCGCACGTCGTCGTGCTGCCCTGGACCTTGACCGTGTCGCCCGCGTCCATCACCTGGGAGATGTCGAGGGTGAAGATGCCGTTCGCGGGGAGCGAGGTGTTCGGGATGATCGACAGCCCGGCGAGCTGGATCAGGATCGTCGCCGCGGTGGTGCCGGAGTTGGTCACCACGAGGTTCGTCACGATCGTCGTCGTGCTCGTCGGCACGGTGTAGACGCTCGTCAGGGTCGTCGAGGTGCTACCTCTGGACAGGCGCTTCGGCGTGTTCGCCATCGGTTACCACACCCCCATGATTTGCATGATCTGGTCGGACGGAGAGGAGCCGCCGCCTCCCGTGGAGTTGGCCTCCAGGTTGGACAGGCGGGTCTCGGTGTTGGTCACGCGCTTGTTCAGCGCGGCGCTCGCGTCGAAGCCGGTGGGATCTCCGAGGAGAGCGCCGAGCTTGAAGCCGTCCCGGTCGCACTTGATGACGTAGCCGGTGACGGTGGACTTCAGCTCCTGGTCATCGACGATGACGACGAGCGAGTCACCAAGTCCCCACTCCTTGCCGAAGCGGGCCTGGCTGTCCTCCATCGGGACGACCTGCACGTTGACCGCGGTGAACCCGGAGTCGGTCAGGGCCTCATCGCCAGCCTGCTGAAGCTCGGCCCAGTCGCTGGTGTTGCGCTGGTCGACGAACACTTCAATGCGCCGGCCCCAGCCAGCCTCAGCGGCGATGGACTCGGGGGTGTCGGCTTCGAGGAACTGCCGGTCGGTAAGGTCGCCCTGGCCCGCCACGATGGCGCGCGTAACGCCGGGTGGAGAGATACCGACCTTCTGTCCGGACAGCGTCCCGTTGCGGACGTCGAGCCGGACGAACGCCGTGCGGTCGGTGACCGCGTAGGTCTCGAAGACCAGGTTCGCCCCACGCTGCACGACGCGGAAGCCGAGGTTGCCCAGGAGGGCGATCTCGGTGAGGAGGTTGCCGAGCACGGGGAAGCGGGCGGACTGGTTGATGATCGGTCCGCGGGCCAGGTCCGTGCCCATGATGAGCCCTGTCTTGTGCCGGGCTGCCGGGGCTGCCGGGCCGATGTTGGCGTTGACGTACGCGTGCATGACGGTCTCGACATGGCCGCTGCGCACGTCATGCGCCTCTGTCTGACTGGCGCCGTCAGCGTTGGACGGCTGTGGGTAGGCCAGTGCGTCAGCCAGACAGACAGTGTCTGACACGCCCGTGAAGGACACCGTCCCGTCCGGGTCGGTGGGAGTCGAAGCGAACTCCGAACTCACCATCGGCCCGGACAGAAGGACGTCACTCGGGCCAGTCACGATGATGCCGGAGCCCGGCGTCCGGAGCGTGTCACACAGTGGGTGCTCGGACGCCAGGCTCAGCTTCCAGGAGCCGAGGTTGTTGAAGTTGTCCGTGAGTTCGAGGACCAGCTCCTCGGGGCGGATGATGCCCTGACGAACCAGCGTCTTGTCACGCACTTCGACGGTGATGTCTTGCAGGCGCACTCAGATCACCATCCACTTCCGGGGATACCAGGAGCAGGTGATCTGCGAAGCGCTGGTGGTGTTCAACAGAGAGGCGACCGCGGTGGAGTCGCCGGGCTGCACGGTCCAAAAACGTGGGGCGGTGTCCAGCAGGTCGTACCGGTTGGCGCCGGTCCCGTCGATCACCGTCCCCTTGCGGGTGTCGATGACCAACTTCTCCGAGGCGGTCAGGGTGCCGGTCCACTTCAGCGTCTCGCCCGTGGGCGAGGTGGCAGTGAAGTGGTCGCCCGGACCGCGGACCTCCCATACCGGGTAGGCCGCAGCGTCGCCCGAGTTGGAGAGGTCGATGGAGCCGATCGCCTGCGAGGGGGCGATCGTCATGGTCACCATGTTGGTCAGGAACGCGCCCGACGTCCCGGCGCCGGAGATCGTGCGCACCTGCTGTGCCGAGCTGGTGAAGTACGGGTCGCCGGCCCGCAGGGTGATGACCGTCTGGAACTCGGTCTGCCCGATGCTGTCTTCGCCGTAGGTGTACTCGCCACCTCCGACGCGGTGGACGTCCGTACTCCACCGGGTACCGTCGCCGTTCTGGAGGACCAGCGAGCACCCCCCGGCCAGCGCGAGGGCCAGCCGGGAGAGCTTCGCTTGCAGGTCCGTTCGGTCGAGCGCCAGGATCTCGATGGGGAGGTCGATGTCCCTGGTCTGAACTCGGGTGCCTCGGAAGACAGCGCCGTCTCCGGCGCCTTCCAACCACTGGACCGAGACGGGCGGCAGGCCAAGGCCAGTCACGCCGGCCTTGGCCTGGAACCCGATCCCGAACTCGTCGATCTCGTTGAGGTTGATCGTGTCCGCGCCGCTTACGAGCAGGAGCTTTGGCACTTACTTCACCATCCCATCCGGGCTCGGTTGGCGGCGGCGAACAGATCTTCCTCGGAGCCGAGGGATGAGCCGGGGGCCGCGTAGTAGTTGAGAGTCTTCGAGCTGCCTCCGGTCGAGGAGCCGGACCCCAGGGCGCTGCCCACCGCCGAAGCGATGTTGCGTGCCGTGGAGTTGGTGGTCTGTCCGATGAGCAGGCTGTCCTCCACCGCCGAGGCGATGTTGGACCGCTCGGAGAGCAGACCCTTACGGAATCCCTGACCGACGTAGGCGCCGATCCTGGCCAGCACTCGCGAGGGAGAGTGGATGCCGAGCGCCTTCTTGATGGCCTTCACCATCGAGTCCGCGATCTTGAGCATCTGGTCTTCGATCTTGCTGGCCTGTGATTCCAGGCCCTTGACCAGTCCCTCAGCCATGTGGATGCCGTTGTCGTACATCACCTGGCTTGCGGTGTTGCCGACCTTGGTGGCCGCCGCTTGGAGCTGCTTCTCCAGGTCGTTGACCTGGTTGACGCCCGCCTTGCCCGCAGCGAGGATCGCCTCGGCCGCAGCCATGCCGGCCTCGGGCCCCGCCTGCGCGAGCTGGTCGAAGCTGGTGGCGTTGAGCCCCAGCGTCTTCAGCTTCGCGAGGACGGCCGCGAAGTTCTTCGCCTGGTCCACCGACTGCTTGAGCTGTTCGATGATCCCGGTGAAGCCGCCCTCCATGTTGGTGACGTTGGCGTCAGCAACGATCTTCTGGGCGATGTTCGCGGCGTAGTCGGCCTTGGCCTTCTTCAGGTCCGCGAGGGACTTCTTGGCGTCGTCGAGCTTCGCCTTGATCTTGTCGTACGACGCGAGCAGCGTGTTCAACTGCTTCTGGTCGGCCTTGACCTTGGCGGTCACCGACTTGCTCAGCTTCGCCTTGCCGATCAGGTCAGTCAGTCCGGTCAGGGACTTCTTGACGTTGCCGTACTGCGACTCAAGGCCCTTGATCAGGCCCTTGATGATCACGACACCGGCGTTGTAGAGAAGGATCTTGTCCTTGGGGAGCGGACCCTTCCAGTCGGTCAGCTTGTCGGTGAGGCTGCCGAGCTTGTCCTTGACCTTGCCGAACATCGAGCTGATGCCGGAGATGAAGCCCTTGATGAGCTCGATACCGGCGGTCTTCAGCGTCTCGCCGAGGGAGCTGAGGCCGGCCTTCGCCTTGGAGGGCAGCTCCTTGACCTTGTCGACGGCCTTGCTGATCCACTCGGATACCGTCGAGACCAGCGAGCTCAGCTTGGACGAGGCGGTCGTCTTGACCGAGTTCCAGCCGTCCACGAAGAACTTCTTGATGGACGACAGTCCGTCGAGGACGAGCTGCTTGGCGCCGGAGAAGAACAGCCGGACGTAGCCGGTGATGGCCTTCCAGCCGTCCGAGAAGAACTTCCCGATGGCCTTCATGCCGTCCAGCGCCAGGCCCTTGGCCCCGGTGAAGAACAGGCTGATGTATCCACGGATCGCCGCGAAGGCTCCCGTGAACAGTTCGGTGATGGCCGTCCAGCCGGCCTTGAACAGCGTGCCCAGACCCTTGAGGGCCTTGCCTGCGGTGCCCAGGATGCCGACGTTGAAGAAGAACTCCAGTGCGCCGAGGATGATGTCCCAGACGCCGTGCAGCATGTCGACGATGCCGTCCCAGATCTGCTTGGCGTCCGCCCCGAGCTGGTCCCAGTTGCCGGTGAACAGGTCGAGGAAGAGCTGGAACCATCCGGAGACGTACTCCCAGACTCCGACGAAGTACTCCTTGAGTCCTTCGAGGACCAGGCCCACACCGTTGATCGCGGCGACCAGGGCGCCGACCAGGATCTCGATGATGAACTGGAGGATCGGAACCAGGATCGGCATCAGGAAGTTGACGACCGCGAGCAGCGCCGTGAGCAGGGGCTGCACCGCCTCGGCGACGCGCTTGAACGCATCCACCAGGGGAGGCAGGGCGTTCTCCGCGATCTCCGCGATCATGGGTATCAGCGGAGTGATGACCGCGGACAGGATGTCCATCAGGATCTTCGCGACCGGGATCGCGGCCTCGACGATGCCCTTGAAGGCGGCAGCCAGCACCGGCAGGATCGGAGCCAGGCCCGAGATGAGCTGGCCGATCAGCGGTCCGAGAGCCGTCATGAACATCATGAAGCTGTCGACCATCACGGGGAGGATCGTCTGGAGCGCGCCGAATGCGGTGGTCAGCGCCTGCCCGATGATCGGTACGAGCTGGTTGAAGATCGGCGTCAGGCCGGTGATCGCCTGCGTCAGCGCGCCGCCCAGGAGCTGGACGATCGGGGCGAGCATCGGGGCGAGCGCGGAGAACGCGTTCGCGAGCGGGATGATCGCCGCCGCGACGAGCTGGGCGAAGACCGGGAGCATCGCGCCGACGAGCTGCATGATCGCGCCGAGGGCCTGGCCGAGCGGGGCCATCGCCGGGGCGAGCGTGATGACGGCGTCTTCCAGGCCGTTGAACATGGCGAGGACGCCGTTGAACACCTCGGGCTGCGAGAGCGCGCCGGACACAGCCTTCAGGGCCGTGCCGATGATCGCGCCCACCTGCGGCAGGACTGCCGTCAGCAGGTGACCGAGGGTCGTGAACAGCTTCTCGATCGCCGGGCCGGAGATGGTGACGATCTGCTGCATCGCCTGGTGCGCGGCGAGGAAGACGTTCGTGAGGCCGTTCTGGAATCCGTCGCTGTCGACCGTCTTGTGGATGGCCGCGAGCGCGTCGTTCAGAGAGCCCAGTGACGTACCGCCCGCATCCGTGGCCGCCTTGGCGACGCCGGAGAGGATGCCGTAGACGTTGTAGAGGACGCCGCCCAGATCCTTCAGGGCCTGGATGCCCTGGTCGATCTCGGCCTTGATCCCGTTCTCGCCCTTGGCCTTGAGGAAGTCGGCGAACTGCTTGGAGATGTTGACGAACCACTGCGAGAGCTGCGGCAGGTAGGACGTGCCGACCTTGCCGAGGGTCGCGATGATGTCGGCGAACGCCTGCGTCCCGCCGGTCGCGATGGTGATGGACGACGAGAGGTCGTTGAACATCTGCCCCATCGCCGGAGACAGCGACGTTCCAAGGTTCTTGGCGAACGACCCGAAGAAGCCGCCGAGTTCGGTGGCCGTGTCTGCAACGCCCTTGCGGAATGCGGGGAGCAGAGAGTCGACCATCTCCTTGATCGGAGCTCGGGCCTTGTCCCAGAAGTTCGTACTGATCGTGTTCTGGAGATCCGACAGGGTCTTCTTGACCTCGGGGATCTGCTTGTTGAAGTCCTTCAGCGCGGCGATCGTGACGCCGATGCCGACCGCGAAGCCACCCATGAGACCGGGCAGCAGGGCGACAGTTGGTCCGATCTGCGCCAGCGAAGCCGACAGCGCGAAGAGGTTGCTCGCGCCCGAGAGCGCCATGCCTGCGAGGCCGGCCATCGCCGTAGCCAGGGAGCCGATGATCGGCACGCTCTTGTCGAGGTTGCGCAGGATGTTGCCGAACTTCTCGAAGAGGTTGTTCAGCACACGCACACCGGAGAGCGCAGCGAGCGCGGTGGCCACCTTGGCGACCGCGGCGTTGTTCAGCTCGGGGATGATCGAGACCGTGCGAGGCCGGGTCAGCAGGCCCAGGCGAGCCGAGGTCGCAGCCCCGCTGACGGCAGACATGTCCGGCTTGATCTTGATCGTCTGCGGGGAGTTGTGGTCACGCCAGTCGTTGAGCTGCTTGGTCATGTCACGCAGGGACTCGTCGCTGATCTTCAGCTTGATGTGGCCTGCGTCGAGCTCCGACTGGAGCTTGACCTTCTCGCCGCTCTTGGCGCGGTTGGTGTACGCACGGACCGCCCGAGCCAGCTCGCCGTTCATCGTGCTCGTGTCGATGCGTGTGTAGATCTTGACCTTGCGCGCGTCCGACTGGCGGTTGCGCTGGCTGATCTTGCTGACTTCGGTGAGCAACTGCCGCTCGAAGCCGGTCATGTTGGGCATGACCTGGACCTCGACCTTGAGGTTCTTCTCCTCCTTGTCCAGCGCCTTGCGAGTCTTGCTGCGGAACTCGCTGGTGTCGGGGAGGACGCGGACGCTTACGCGTCCAATCACCTGACCCTGGGGCATCGCTTACCTCCGCTTGGCGTTGAACTTGTTGTAGAGATCCGCCACGGAGACGCGGCGATTCTTCTTGCCCTCGGTGCCGGTGTCCTTCTTGGCGGCCTTGGGGCGGGGCCATGGCTGGAACTTGGGCGCTTTGCCCTTGCCCCACTGGCCGGTGGCCCTGGTGTTCTGGTTGATCGCGTCGAAGATGTCGGCTTGCATGTGGCGGTCGATGCCCCAGCCGAAGTGCTCACGGCCGCCCGACGCGAGGGCGATGGTGAGGGACGTGTCAGGCAGCCTCTGAACGAGAGCGAGAACAAGGGCCGGCGAGGGCCCCCGACCTGCGATCACCTCTGTGAGGTCGACTCCGTAATGGAGGAGCAGGTCGGGGTAGATGCCTTCGCCGTACTTGTCGATCAGCTCTCCGAGGCCGAGGCTTCCCCCACCTGGGTCCCGTCGCTGTACGAGGAGAAGATCTGGGCCAGGACCGCGAGGTCGGAGCCGACCTCATCGAGCAGCTTCTCGGCCGCCGCCTCGTTCTCGGCGACCAGGCGGATCGCGTCCGCGAGCACCTGCTCCTGGTCGACGTCGTCGCCGTCCAACTTCTCCTGGATCTTCAGGAGTTCGGCGCGCTTCTCCTTCGGGAGGCGGAGCGGGTTGAGCAGCCGGGTGACGAAGCCGTCACCGAGCTCGATGTCAGTGGAACCGTACTTCGCTTCAGCGGCGGCACGGATGTTGTCGAGAGAGAAAACGGCCATGGGGTTGCGGACCTCCAGTAGGTAGGGGGGAGCAGAACGCGGACCGTCGAGCGAAGAGCCCCGAAGGGCCCCCGCTGTGCAAGGAGGTCCGCACCACTTGCACAGCGGGGAGGATCAGAAGGACTGATCAGGCGGCGCCGGACTCCCAGGAGTCGCCGTCCCAGTGCGCCGAGGAGGCGTCACCGAGGACAACCGACTGACCGGCGGTCCACGCGCTGGTCGGCGTCGCAATGACGGAAGCCATCGCAGCCAGGTTGGCCGGGACGACCGAGCCGTCAGGAGTGAAGGAGCCAGGCGAACCAGCGGTCGCACCGGTTGCGACACTTGCACCAAGCGGGGTGACCGCGTAGGTGTAAGTGTTCGAGCCGAAGGCCATCGGCTTCACGCCGATCGGCAGGCCGGCCAGGGACTCCGTGTCACCGAACGAGATGTCGTCGGCACGGTAGATCTCGGCCTTGGGGGCGTAGATCGCGAAGTAGTTCTCGCCGTCCACGAACACCGCGAGGAACGCGGCGACCGTGGGGGTCGGCTCGCTCGGCACACCCACGGTGCCGTTCGCCAGGACCGGAGCGTTGGAGCCGTAGTACAGCTTCAGGCCGGCGATGTCGAACTGCTGGAGGGTGAGCGCGATCGTCTCGGTCCGCGCGCTGTACTTGGTGCGCAGGCTCTTGTTCTGGAGCGTGCCGATCGTGGTGGCCTCGCCGCCCTCCGAAGAGATCGAGAGGATG